ATTGAGCGGTTGCGGGAAGCGTTGAGGAAAATATCATTGCTTCCATGTGAATGGGTTGTGCATGAAATCGCGGTTGCCGCACTAAAGGGAGATGAGTGATGAACATTGCAGATGTAGCGCAACACGTTCATGCGCTTGAGAAAAAAGTAAAAGAACAAGCCGACGAGATTGAGAAGTTGCAAGATGAATTGGAAATTGCATACGCTGCATCCCGTTCTGAAGATATTGACGAGATTGAGCGGTTGCGGAAAGCGTTGACCAAACTTGAAGAAGATTTGTGGAACATGACAAATGCCGTAGATGACGGCGATTGGCATGGTGAAGTCCCTATTTTTGGGAAAGTGGTAGCCCATAAAATTGAATACCATAAACTTCATGTAGATCGACTTGAGAAGATGGCACGATTTGCCCGTTCTTCCATCCAACAAAAGGGAGATGAGTGATGTCATATCCGCATTTTGACTATCGTTTTGGTTTATCATTGTCGCCATATGAATTGGCGCAAGCACAAGCCAATAAGGCCGTTCAGGGTGGGTATTGGGTAAGGCAGAAAAAATCAAAATCTGGCGTTCCGATTGTTACATTAAAAAGAGAAAAAAATAAATGATCCTTCCAGCACAGACGATCAGAGAGATTAAACCGATCACGCCTTTTGTTGAGCGGACGATTGAGCGCGGAATGTCATGGGGATTGTCTCATGCTGGATATGATGTGCGGATCGCAGAGGATCTGACATTGTTGCCGGGCGGTTTTGCCCTCGGCTCCACGGTGGAACGGTTCAAGATGCCTGACGACATCCTCGGCATGGTTCACGACAAGTCATCATGGGCGAGGCAGGGATTGAGCCTGTTCAATACTGTGATTGAGCCCGGTTGGGAGGGCTATCTGACATTGGAATTGGTCAACCACAGCAACGACGTTTTGCGGATAAAAATGGGTATGCCAATCGCGCAGATTGTTTTCATGCGCCTGACAGAGCCGACCGAGAAGCCGTATGTTGGCAAGTATCAGGATCAAGAAGCGGGGCCTCAAGCGTGGAGGAAGGAATGATTCTGCAACTTAATCCTCCGCTGCCGGTGAAAACGCCGAAGGGTAATGCTCTGGCGCAATTTCTGATAGACTATGGCCCCGAGCATGATTTGCTTTGGGTTTGCTTTCAAGACGATGGGGAGTGTTGGACGTGGGACAACAGCAAGATCAGAGCGCAGACGAATGTCACGATGAACCGCTCACCGCAGGGCCCAACGACAGGCTTGTCGGCAGCGGTTGGCATTGGAACTTCGGAATACTTAGACGTTCGGAGTGCGACAACGAGGAGGGATATCGAGGATTTTGTTATGAGTCTCCCAACGGAAAACTGAAGATTTATACGGAAAGGGAAGATCATGAGAGTATTGCTTACATCAATGAATGGTTGGACCCTGACACGGGTCAAAAGTATGTTGCTTTCGATCCACGCCCGACTTCTGAACTGGTTGAGCGATATGGCTCGAAGGCTTTTCCGAGGCTTTGCCGACTTTGAATATCGGCAAACCGTTGCTAGATTCATGTTGGCTCTTCGCAAACGGTTCGAGATCTTGTTGGACAGGTTTCCTGCCCGGCGGAGGCTTCAAGAATTAGAGCGCGATTTTTGGCATTTGCATGAGGAATGGGAAAGGATAGATCGAGAATATCGACTGTTATACGCCAAGCACATGGAATTGAATGAAGAAGTTCGATACTGGGAAATAAGACACGCGAAAGTATTGAATTACATTGAGAAGCAAATGGAAATGTCTGAGGGGGACATAACGAAATGACTGAAGCGCCGCATATTTTTGTCGCCACGCCGATGTATGGCGGACTTGCTCATGCCAAATTTATAGAATCCTGCATGATGTTCATGAACGCTGCCCGAGAGAACGGGATCAGCGTCACGTTCGCATTTATGGGGAACGAGAGCCTGATCACGCGAGCCCGTAATGCGCTTGCCAGCGGGTTTATGAAAACGCCTTGCACCCATCTGTTTTTCATTGATGCCGATATCGGGTTCCGGCCAATGGACGCGATCCGGATGATTCAGGCAGACTGTGACATCATTGCCGGCGTGTATCCGAAGAAGGACATCAACTGGCCACAGGTGGCGAAGGCAGTGCGCGAGGGTGTGCCGGATGCGGACTTGTATCATCACACGGGCGACTTTGTGATCAACGTGGACAATGCACCGGCGGGCGGATTCACGGTTCCGACCGATAAGCCATTTGCGGTTAGGAACGCAGGGACTGGCCTGATGCTGATCAAGCGGCGGGTGTTTGATATTCTGAAGGATCATGTGCCGTCTTACACGAACAACATGACGACTCAGAATATGTCGTTGCAGGTGTCGCAGGAAAAAATCTACGAGTATTTTGCGACGAGTATTGACCCTGAGCATAACGTCCTTCTCTCGGAGGACTATCATTTCTGTCAGGTCTGGAAGAAGGCCGGAGGCGAAGTCCATATCGCCCCTTGGTGTGATCTGACCCATAATGGGACGTATGAATTCAGCGGGCACTTCGCGAGAAAGCCGATTTGATATGGCATTGAGAAAGCCTAAATATGGAAAATTTTCTGATGATTATTGGTTGGGCGGCAATCGCCTATCTTCTCTTGGAAGGCACGTGGAAAGTGAAATAAAGTCCACGATCAGCTTCGAGAGCGGTATGCTTGATGCGCATGAGCAAGCGGTCAGGCTCTACAAAGAGACATTGCAGGGCAGTCTTTACCTGTTCTTGACGCAGTTCTGGCGATACATTGACCCCTCGGCGTTTACGAAGGGCAAGGCTATTCAGGCTGTCTGTCGGCATCTTGAGGCGGTAAAGGACGGCCACATCAAGCGCCTGATCATCAACATTCCCCCGCGCTGTGCGAAGTCCTCGACAACGAGCGTTGCTTTTCCTGCATGGGTTTGGGCCCAGAACCAGATGACGGCAACGTCGGGGCCGGGCGTCCAGTTCCTTCATGCATCTTATGCGCAGCAATTGGCCCTGCGTGATTCGGTGAAGTGCCGACGCCTAATTGAGACCCCGCTCTACCAGAGGCTATATGGTGATCGGGTCCGGCTAACAGGTGACCAGAACACGAAGACACGCTTCGACAACGACATGCGGGGATCGAGGCTTTCGACATCGGTCGGATCTGCTCTGACGGGCGAAGGCGGTAATATCATCGTGGTTGACGATCCGAATGCGGCTCAAGAGGCGTTCTCGGAGGCGACGATTGAAAGCACGATTGAGTGGTGGGATGGTGCGCTCTCAACCCGTCTGAATGACCCGAAGACCGGGGCGTTTGTCATCATTCAGCAGAGACTGTCTGAGCAGGATTTGACGGGATATATTCTTGAGAAGGATGTCGGCGAATGGACGCACTTGATGCTGCCGATGCGGTTTGAGACAGACCGCTCGTATTACACGAATATCGGTTGGAGGGACTGGCGCAAGGAAGAAGGCGAACTGCTTTGGCCCGAGCGATTCGGCGAGCGTGAAGTGGATCTGCTTGAACGGCAGTTGGGCCCGTGGGCCGCGGCCGGGCAGTTACAGCAACGGCCGGAGCCGAAGGGCGGGGGCATCATTAAGCGCGAATGGTGGCAGTTGTGGGATCAACCCAGTTTCCCGCAGTTTGAATATGTGATCGCATCGCTCGATACGGCTTACACGACCAAGGAAGAGAACGATCCGTCAGCCCTGACGATTTGGGGCGTATTCTCCGGCGGAGATCAGAAGGCAATAGCCTCACGGGTTCAGACAAAAGACGGCGAGACGGTCAGTGTGATCAACAGGACTTACTCTCAACAGAACCCTCGAATGATGATGATCCATGCGTGGCAGGGGCGGTATGAACTGCACGAACTGGTGCAACGTGTTCAGGAATCCATGCGGACATACAAGGTCGATAAACTGCTCGTTGAGAACAAAGCATCCGGGCATTCGGTAGCGCAGGAAATCCGCCGGCTGTATGGGTATGAGGACTTTGCCGTTCAATTGATTGACCCGAAAGGTCAGGATAAGGTCGCAAGACTGTATTCGGTTCAGCACCTGTTCGCGGAAGGCTTGATCTATGCGCCGGACAAGAAGTGGGCGGACATGGTGATTACGCAGACAGGCACGTTCCCGAAAGGCAAACATGATGACTTGGTGGACACGGTCAGCATGGCATTGCGTCACTTGCGCGAATTGGGTTTGTTGGTGCGTGATGAAGAGCGCACGTCTGAAATGAATCGCGAAATGGAATTTACAGGCAAAGAACCTGCGCCGCTGTATGGCACAGTATAAGGGGGAATTATGGCTTCGGTAGCAATCGTGACGGCCACGACTGGTCGGGATAGCCTTGTTGAATGCGTCGAAAGCGTTCTTAATCAAACTGTCCCATGCAAGCATTACGTCTTTGCAGATGGCAGAGAAACGATTTTTGAACCGAAGGCGAACATGCTGAACCTTCAAAATCTTTGCATGTTGCCGGTTAAGACTGGCGGCAATGGCATGATGAACGGCGGCATCGTTGCTGCGTCTGCATTCCTCGTCCAAGAGGATTATATCTGTTGGCTTGATGACGATAATTGGATTGAACCGGATCACATTGAAACGCTGCTCAAAGCAGTAGAAGGAAAAGGCTATGCTCACTCGCTACGCAAACTGGTTGAAGATAGCGGAGATTTTTTTGATTTTGACGACTTTGAGTCTTTGGGGCAGCATTCT